CATCAGCAGGAGGTACTGCTCAACCGTTTAGGCATTCCGTTATTTCTGCTCCAACCGGGTCTACTGCAAATATTTCAATTACTTTTTCAGGTAGTACAACTGCTGGTGGAGTTGCACTTTATAGAGTTATCAATCAACAAACTGCATTGGGTTCAGTTTTTATTGATAATACAACAAATTCTGCAACTAATAGCACTGGCGCCACTAGAACCATGGATACCGAAGCTGGCGGGTTTGCACTTGTATCACTTACTACCAATGAAGATATTTCAAATAGTTTGGCAACAAGCGGATGGAAAGTTGACGATGGTTACACACAGGTGTTTTTTGGGTCAAGCAATACTCTTACTGCTGCTGGAACTACAACTTTTGCATACACGCAGCCAAGTGCTGCATCTAGATTTTCTGTTACAACTTTAAGGGCATAAGGATAATCTGCTGTAAATATTAACTTGTATCACACAAAATCTCCAATCTCTGCTAAATACTACTAACAAACACATCAACCGCCCCAGGGGAATATGGAACCGCAGGCTGTAACAATAGTGTAATAATTATTATTGCGGAGCTAACCCCATGTCAGTTTTAACCAGAATTAAGAATAATCAGATCACAGACTCAACGATCTGGGCAAATGCCAAGATCATTCCTGGATCTATCGTAGGTTCATTATTTAACGGCAATATCACAACCACTGCTGACTTTACTATTACAGGTAATTTAACTGTATTAGGTTCCAGCACATACATGACGGTTGCGTCAACAAACACCTACGTTAACGATCCGTTGATCGTATTAAACAATGGGTTTGCTGGATCAAATACCTATGATGAGGGTTTAATATTTAATCGAGGCTCAGGAGATAATAAAGCGTTTATCTGGAGCGAAACGTTTAGCGAATTCCGATTAATCACAACTGCTGAAGCAGGTACTACCTACGGTAATATCACTTCACAACTTGGCCTAGCTAACTTATCACTTGGTAAGTTCTACGCTGAAGGTCGAGCCATAGTTGGTAGCTTTACGACCTTAGGTGCAGCCAACGTTGGTGATTTAAATGCTACAGGTAACGTATTAGTTTCAACATTGGGTGCTAGTTATGTAACAGCATCAACAGCGACATTTGGTAATATTGCCGCAGTTAACTTTGGTAATGCCAGCGCGATATTCACTGGCGCGAGTATTAACCTAAGTGGTAACGTATTAGCCAGTGCTATCATTGGTGCAAGTTTAAATGTATCAGGTAACGTAGCAGCCAGCACAGTTCTAGCACAATTAGTCACAGCAGATGATGCTACATTTGGTAATGTGGTAGCTGGCTTTATTGGCAACACAGGCACTGCATTTACTGGTGAAACTATCAACTTATCAGGTAATGTTCTTGGTGGCCTAGCACAATTTGCCGCGATCAACTCTACTCCGGTTGGCAATGCCTCAGCTTCAACCGGTGCATTTACTACATTAAGCGCAGCTAACAATTTCTACGCAAATGCCAGCATAGCAACTACCATACAAGGTACTGGTGCAGTCGTAGTTCCAAATGGTGGTATCAGCGTAAGCGGTGCGGCTAACATCGCAGGTGCGATTACCACAGGAGGCGCGGCACAGTTTAACAATACAGTAACAGTTGGCGGTATCACAACATTCACTAACCCAACTAACGCTACATCAGTTAGTGACGGTGCGGTGAAGATACAAGGTGGTGCCAGCGTCTCCAAAGACTTGTATGTTGGTGGTAACTTGTATGCTGCTAACATCGTTGGTATTACTGCTAACGTTATCACAGTTGAAGATCCGTTGCTATTCTTAAAACCAAGTTATACATTCCCATACAACTATGATATTGGTATTTACTCATCATTCCAAGGCGCTGGATTAACCACAGCTGGCAATGTCCTCCAACACACTGGTGTAGTCCGTCATCAAGAAACTAACACTTGGACCTTTGCAAGTAATCTTGCTGAACCAGGTGGCGGTCATGTAGTATTTGATAACAACACAGTCTACGATCCGATCAAAGCTGGTAACTTAGAATTAACAGTTACAACAGACAGCACAAGTGCATCCACTGGTGCGTTAATCGTAGCTGGTGGTGCTGGTATTGGTGGTAACATATTCCACACAGGAACACGTTTAGAAACATCAGCAAGCAACTATTTATTTGCTTCAACACCAACAACGGTAGATGCATTCAAAGCTGCGACTGACTTAGAAATTGGTGCTACAAGCGGCACATTAACAATCAATAATCCAACCTTAGTTGGCACACAAACGACACAGGCATTATACAATACTGTCACTGACACATTAAACTTTGCTCGTGCAGCCAATATTACCATGGGTCACACCAGCGGTATTACCACACTGCAAGGTGCGGCTAATATCCAAGCTGTAACAACCAGCACAAACTCAGCCAGCGGCGCACTAAAAGTCATGGGCGGTGTAGGTGTCCGAGGTAACATAAATGTTGCAAGTAACCAAATTATTGCAGTAGGTGCTGATCTAACAGCCAATGTTTACTCAGAATCTGCTATCGCTGTTACTAAATCTGCAAACACAGCTGCTCGAATAAGCATACAAAACTATAGCACTGGCAGTTTAGCTGGTAGTGAATTTATTGCCATAGCCGACGATGGAAGCAACGTAGGCAGATTCATGTCCGTTGGTATCACTAATTCAACAGCACTTATCCCTGGTGCAGGATTATTATTACCTGACACTGGATATGCGATATCAACAAGCTATAATGGTTTACTATTAGGTACCAGCGATGCTACAGATACTGTGATTACTGTTGGTGGATATGCTGGAGCTAATGCCATCGCAAGATTCAGTCACGGTAATGCAAATGTTTCAATTCCACGTTCAACAATTACAACAAGTCAAACAACTGGTGCATTTACTGTAACTGGCGGTGTTGGTTTTGGTTCTAACTTAAATGTAGCTCGTGGCGCAGTGATTAACAACAGTCAATCTTCTGGTGTAGGCACAGCATTCCAAGTTAAAGGTACCGGAGCAACAACACTATTATATACAGTCCCTGGTATTGATGTAGTCAGCATTGGTGGTAGCAATACAGCTCCAGCTAGTGGTATCACTGCTCAATTCAATGGTACTGGTGCTATCATTATTCCAACTGGAGCCACAGGTGAACGACCTGGGCTAAATGGCAATGTTGACATAGATGGTATGATACGTTTGAACTCAAGTTCAAACCAACTAGAATATTATGCTGGTGGGAATTGGACAGTTGCAGGTAGTGCGTTTACTATTATCGCAGCAGAAGCATTCACAGGTAATGGTGTACAAGTAGCATTTACACTAAGTGCAAGTTCAACAACAGCTGCCACTATAGTGGCAATCAACGGTGTTGTACAGATTCCTGTAACAGCATATAGCGTTTCTACAACAACATTAACATTTACAGAAGCTCCAGCAGCTGGTGACGTTATTGATGTTCGTAGATTAACTACAACAGCCACAGTTGGACAGTTAGCCAGTGGTTATACAGTATTCGATGCTGCGACTAACTGGGGTAACATTTTAACAGGTATCAGCAGTAGTGTTGCTAGATTAAGTATCAGCAATGCAGGCGATATCTATCTACCAAATGGCAGTGATATATTGTATGATGAGTCAGCAATAAATATCTCGGCTAACAATACTCCATATGTAGTTGCTACACGTAGTCAAGCCAGCTTTGTTACAGCCAAATATATAATCAGTGTCAAGAATGCTGCTAGTGCTTTCCAAAGCATGGAAGCTATCCTAGTCACTGACCAAGCAGGCAATGCGTATGTCAGCACATATGGTATCGTTAACAATGGAACAATGATTGGTACACTAACAGCTAACGTAATTGCTAATAGTGTAAACTTGTGGTATACATGCACACATCCAGCTGGTATTAATGCTAATGTTAAAGTGCAATCTACATATATTATATAAGAAAAATATAAATGCTTAAACTATCTAAAAGATATAGACAAGATTACACTGGTGAGGAAATCATCCAAGAACGTAAGTTTGAAGAGGGTAAGTGGGTTCAAGTTACAGAACACGTTCCTAATAACGTAATCAATAATCAAATATCAAATCGAGCAGTTGTGTTTGGAAACGGTGTTAGCAGAAATCTTTTTCCAGTAGACCATTTATTAAAACATAAATCAGGTTTGTTGGGCGCAGACACCTTACAGAGTTATGCTTGTAATGCCTTTTACAGAGACTATACTCCTGATTTTTTAGTAGTAGCAGATCGACGTATTGCCAAGGAAGTAGTTGACAGTGAATTCACAAATGACAATATTGTTTATTCTCGTGTAGATATTAGCTTAGAGTTTCCTAAAAAATTCTATTTAATTCCGCATGATCCATATGCAGATGCTGGAACAACCGCAATTTATCTAGCTGCGTTTGATGGACACAAAAAAATATATCTATTAGGGTTTGACGGACAAGATGATGTCCGATACAATAATAATGTATATGCAGGTACAAATGGATATGATGGTTTAACTGATGTTGTATCTGAAAATAAATGGAATGACAATCAATTATCGGTATTTAACACTTATGATGATGTGGATTTTGTTCTAGTCACACACTATGGCACTGATCGGATCCCAGAAAGTTGGAAATACTGCACTAATTTAAGGCAAATCAGTCACAGAGATTTTGTTTTAGAAACTGATCTATAACATAGCTTCTAGAGTTTTAATCTTATTAGCCACTGCTGAAAAATTAATAGTTCGCCAAACACCCGGATGTAATGGTTTAGGGTGATCTTTTAAATACACCCAACAATACCCACGATGTTCTTCATTTAATAAAGGTATAAATTCTTCGTCCACCGGTGTGATATAAGTATGATAGGTAAAATTACCGTTGTCGCTGGTAAATTTTTCTATAGGTATAATCTTTGGATCGCGAATCTGTCCACCAAGCTCTTCTTCAATTTCTCTCAATAGACCTTGCATAGTAAGTTCTTTAGGTTCAATTTTACCGCCGACAACTCCCCAGGTTCCTGAATATTTACTTTGATTACGCAATAAGAATAGATACCGTTTAGTTGTGGTGCAGTAAATAAAAGTACCAACACCTTCTATAATACTAGGGTCCACAGTCCGCTCTTGTATTCGCCTTCCCAGCTTTTGACCCATTGATTGTGGTTCCATTTATATTGAGTTCCTGTGATTAAGTTACTTACATATTGTATAGTCTGATCAGATTGACTGTCAAATGATATCACCCAATGTGTGCCATTGAATTGTATGATATCATTGGCGTGGGCTACTAAATCCTGACCGTTACTACCTCGCCATGCACTTGGTCCAGTATTGGCAGGGTTATCAAAACTACCAATATCATGTAATATTAAATATCTGGTACCCGACGTCGGAGTAGCAATATCAGTTACAGTTACTTTTCTTGGGTCGATAATAGCGTTAATTGATTGTAATGTATTGGTTGGATATGTATCAATATCAGCGTTGAACATTAACTGTGTGTCGTCTGCTATATTATATGCTACAGTTCCAACCACTTCAGTTATACCATCTTCTTGTAATAATCTAATTTGGCTAATACCATTTTCTATATCTTTACCATAGACATTAATTAAACTACGCCAAATATCTTTAGTACCTACTTTAACAGGAGTCTCTAGAGTCGGCTCATTTGGGATTTCTACATCTTGCACTTTTAATAAGGTTAAGATATTACCAACAAGTAATATATTGTAATTCAATGGAGTATAATATAGTCTCTGACCTAATAGGTTAGCATCACTGTAAACAGCAGAATTTAAATCACCTTGCGCATCATGGATGCTAGCAATAATTTTTTGTATGACTCCAAGTTTTTTAATTTTAGCCGGCGGACTAATCCATACAGGTAATTTAAATGTAAGTGTAGCAACATCGATAGGATTCTCTGTGCCAATTGGAATAACACGACTTGACCAAGTTGGTGACTCTAAATAAACTACGCTTAAACTAGTCCAATCAATATAATTATCTGTTGATTGTATTTCAAGGGCGGGATTAAATAAAACCATTAATTGTTCTAATAGTTGTAGTTTTTGTTTAGTATTGCTGGTCCAGATATCTAATTTCAATTCTATTGTATAAGGTACCGGCATTAGTCTTTCTATACTAAAAGCATTACCTTGTCTATTTTCATATTGCTCTGTATTTTCGTTATAGTATTTTTGTCTGATATTCATTTTGCCTACAAAATTAGGTTCTTGAACTCGATCACGATCATAGTTGATTCCACTGATATATACTGTCAT